AAGGCGTGGCTAGAGGATCGTTCGTGTAAGCTGCCGGAAGATGATGATTTGCGGGCTGATCTGACTGCTATACGGTATAGCTTTACATCGTCCGGCAAGATGCAAGCTGAGAGCAAAGATAGCATGCGTAAGCGTGGCTTGCGTTCGCCGGATTTAGCTGATGCTGTTTGCCTGACTATGGCGTCAGATGCAGCAACGGCATTGTCAGGCCCTATGCTGTCTTGGCGTGGCGCGATACGCAGAAACTTGCGCGGTATAGCCTAATCTTGCTCAATATGTTACGCTGCGCGTAATTTATGGAGGTTATGATGCCTAAAGTTGGATCGAAGCACTACGCGTACACGCCCAAAGGTATGGCGAAAGCCAAGGCCGCTGCGAAGAAGTCTGGCAAGAAGGTGTCATACGCGAAGAAGAAGAAGTGATGTGGACGGCGCTGCTTCTGCTTTGCAGCGTCGAGGGTAACTGCTTTTCGTTTGGCAGCCCTGTGATGCAGAGCGAGAGCCAGTGCATACAGTCCATACCGAGCGGGCTGGAATACGCGCGGCAGATGTTTCCTGCGTACCGCGCAACCGATTACAAATGCGTCCAGTGGGGCGAAGGAGCTTAGATGGCTAAGGGTTTATACGCAAACATCCACGCGAAGCGTAAGCGCATTGCTGCTGGGTCTGGCGAGAAGATGCGCAAGGCGGGCAGCAAGGGCGCGCCGACCGCGAAGGCGTTTAAGAAGGCCGCGAAGACCGCGAAGAAGAAATAGCATGGCGCGCACCAAGTCAGAGAAGATCGCAGCAGCGAAGAAGCGCCACGGGTTTACAGCGGTAAATAAACCTAGACGTGGCGGGCCAAAAAAGTTTGAGGTGCTTGCTGTTGAGGGCGACACGGTGAAGAAAATTAACTTTGGCGACCCCGCCATGTCCATCAAGAAGGATCAGCCCAAACGCAAGGCGTCCTACTGCGCACGCTCCGGCGGCATCAAGGGCAAGTCGAGCAAGCTGAGCGCCAACTACTGGTCGCGCCGCGCGTGGGATTGCTGATATGGCTACCGCTGAAGAATTAAGACGCCTACGCGAAGAGCAGAGCATTTTTTCTGCGCTGTACGACATGGCACGCCAGCAGCGCAGCGAGCTGGCTGCGGAAGGCCGCCGCCCCGTGTTTGGCGGGCTGCTGTCGAAGGAGCCGACGTATGGCACCGACACGCTGCGTTATGAAGGTATTGGCGACATGCTTGTGGGGCTGCTTACGCCCGCTGCCAAAGCCGTTGACGCGCCTATTTCTGCCATGCGCGGCACGATCCCGCAGGAAGACATGATAAGCGAAGCGCTTGGCGTTGGGGGTTTGGCCATGGCGGGTGGCGGCGCTGTCGGCGTTCCGCGTGGCGCTGTGGGCGCGAATGCGTTGCGTGTCTATCATGGTGGACCCAAAAAGATTAGCCCAGAAGATGTTGAAATGCGGTTTGACCCAGAGGGAACGCCGATTGGGTTTAGTGTAACAGCTGATCCAGATGTTGCTCAATACTACAGAAATATGCGCGGCGGCGGTTCTATTTCTGAATTTGATATAGATTTAGACAAAGCAAACATAATTAGCGATACCGATCTTTATAGGTTTATAGATGGCTTAGAAAGCAAGCTAGACGCTGACGCATCTTATGAGCAGATACAGCGAGGCTTGCTTGATGAAGGGGTGGACGCGATTGAGTACCGTGACCCAGAGTTTGGTATTCGTGTCGTTAATCCTAACATTTTAGCCGCCAACGCCTCTAAGTCTACTGGCCTTTTGGTCGTCGAGCAGCAAGCTAGAGGCAATAAAAAACTTGGCGACTTGTTTGAAAGTCAAAATGTTGACATAAGCACAGCAACAACACCGCAAATTGAAAATGTTTTGGATATGGCTCAAAGACGTGGCATATTAGAGCCGCGATCAGCATTTAACCTCAAGAGAGGATTGTTAGACTAATGCCCATAACAACATACGCAGAGCTGCAATCCAGCATCGCAGACTTTCTTGACCGCGATGACCTGACGAGCGTCATCCCGACGTTTATTTCGCTGGCCGAGGCAGACATGAACCGCCAGATACGCCACTGGCGTCAGGAGAAGCGCGCCAACGCCAACATTGATACGCAATACAGCGCCGTGCCTGCCGACTTCTACGAGGTCATACGGATGTATATTACCTCGGGCAACACGCAGCCGCTTGAGCTGCTGAGCCAGTTTCAGCTCTTGGAGCGCAAGCGCCGCACGGCCAACGCCACATACGAGCCACGCTACTACGCGATCACGGCGGGCGAGATCGAGGTGTTCCCTGTTCCCGATGGCACATATTCGACGGAGCTGTATTACTACGCGAAGATCGACGCGTTGTCTGATAGCAACACGTCAAACTGGCTGCTGGAATACTTCCCCGACGCCTACCTATACAGCTCGCTGATACATTCTGCGCCATATCTGAAAGACGACGCGCGCATTCAGATCTGGGCATCTTTGCAGGCGAACGCGATTGGTGGTATAAACGCAGACAATGATAAAGCGAAATTCGGCGGATCTGGTCGCCGCATGAAAATAAAGGCATATTGAGATGAGCTTCACCAACACCTTCGAGACAACCGTCCTTACATGGTCGTTTACCACTGGCAGCGCGACACGCCCGACCGAGTGGCACACCGCTCTGTACACCGTTGCGCCTGACGATACTGGCGGCGGCACAGAGGTATCGGGCGGCGGCTACGCGCGTCAGGAGACTGCGTTTACCGTGTCAGGCAACACCGCGTCAAACACATCCGCTGAAGAGTGGCCTGTTGCCACGGCAGGATATGGCACCGTTGTTGCCGTCGGCGTGTTCGACGCTGCCACGGGCGGCAATCTGCTGGCCTACGCCAACTTGACCGCCAGCAAGACGATTGACACGGGCGACGTGTTCCGCATTCCTGCGGGCGATCTCGACATCACGCTAGACTAATGACGTATCGCAGCTCAATTAGGAGTTTAACTGATGGCTGTTCTCAAGAATAGGGCAAAGATGTCAACCAGTACAACTGGCACTGGCACCATCACACTTGGCTCCGCTGAGACTGGCTACCAGACCTTTGCCGATGCTGGCGTGGCTGACGCAGATGTGGTTCGCTACGTTATTGAGGACGGGAGTAATTGGGAAATAGGCACAGGCACCTATACAAGCTCTGGCACCACCCTGTCACGCACCGTAAGCGAAAGCAACAATTCGGACGCAGCGATTAGCCTTAGTGGTTCTGCTGCAGTATTTATTGGCGCTGCTTCAGAAGACTTAACAGGAAAGGCGATTGCTATGGCTATCGTATTTGGGGGATAAAATATGACAGCACCTAACATCGTAAATGTCGCTACCATTACTGGTAAAACGGCTGTTCAAGCGATTGGAACTTCTGCCGCAGCCATAGCCACAAACTCAGCCTCTTCTGGTAAAGTTTTTAAGGTAAATGCGCTGTACGTCAGCAATGTTGATGGCACTAACGCTGCTTCCGTTAACGTTGACATATTTAGGTCTTCAACCGCCTACCATATTGCTAAGACAGTCAGTGTACCAGCCGATTCCACCTTAGATATTTTGAGTAAATCTATTTATTTAGAAGAAGGTGACAGCCTTCAACTTACAGCCAGTGTTGCCTCTGATTTGGAAGCTGTTTGCAGCTACGAGGAGATCAGCTAATGCCTCGCTACTTAGGTGCATCACCTGAGAATAATAACGGCATTTCCTCTGGCGTTTTTTCTATAGGGCAGGTTTCCAAAAGAGTTTCTGACTCAGATTGGCCCAGCTCTGAAGTAGCTTTTATTGAGTACCTTATTATTGCTGGGGGCGGTGGTGGCGCAACTAGCGCTGATGCTGCACAAGGTGCTGGCGGTGGTGCTGGCGGTCTATTAACGAACACTATGGAGCTGACCAAAGGAACTGAATACACTATTACTATTGGCGCTGGCGGTGCTTCCAAAAATTTTGCAAACACTAATGATTACGGAAACGCAGGGTCAGATACAACCGCCTTTGGCTTGACTGCTATTGGTGGCGGCGCAGGCGGCGCTTGGGCCAGTGGCAGTGACCAAAGTCTTTCAAATGCTGGAGGCTCTGGTGGTGGCGGTGG